GTTTCCAATAGAGTTGCTGAAGAAATTGCCCCGCTCATTAAGAATAATCAGTGGGGAATTGTTGATGATGCTGGAAAGCACCTGGGTTATGTGCTCAATATTTTTGACAGAAATTTCTTGATGCCATTACATTACTTACTCAAGTTTAAGCTCCTGAGTAAAGAGCATGGTAGCGTTAGGTGGAACTTTTCTCGAAACCACCAAGTTTACAGGTTTAGCCTTGATCAAATTGAAGTTTTGAAGGATTACGGCATTGAGGTTGACTTGGTTATAATCAAGGTTAATCTTGAAACGATGCCCAAAGGTCGCAACATTTTAACACATTTTGCCAATAAGAAAGAGGCAGCTTTCATTTATAATGAAAGGCTTCCGACAATTGGCATTGTTGCTCCCGATATTTTCGCTATAGTTGATGCCTCAATTCTGGAATCTAATTCTAAGAATTTCGAGGTTGTTGATGAGGTGTTGTACACCAATGATGGTGTTATGTCAAATGCCAAAGTGTCTGTACAAGAAGATGATGGTAGTTTGACCTATAGGCGTGATCAAATTGCTTATAAAATACCTACAAGAACTGGGTCTTGTGGTTCTGTCATAATCAGTGGTGATAAGATTGTTGGAATGCACACTAATGGTGGCAGGCGGCGTGGATATGCTGCACGTATTGACCGAGCCGACCTAACTGATTTCATTAAGGATCTATGTCAAGCTGGTGAAGCCAGAGAAGTTGATTTTCCAGAACTCAATTTTGATGAAGACACTTATGACACAATCAGCCTTGGCTACGACGCCGTTGTACACAACGGTGTGACATTAGCTATTACTGATAAGCCTAGTAGTACGTTTGTTAAGAGAGATTTGACCAGATATCTTGGATATTCTGATGATTTTCCAAGACCTCTGCGTGAGCCAGTATCAACTGTTCCTTACAAATATGAACAAGCTAGGAAAACTTTTTGTCCTATTGAGTGTGATATTGATCCAGTTTTGTTAGATATAGCTTCAACAGCTGTTGGTGAGCATATTCGTAAGATTCCATTTAGTGGCAACTTTAAACAGTACAGTCTTAAGCAATGTGTTGAAGGAGTTATTGGTACTAGTTTTAAGTCGATCGACACACACACATCACCCGGTTTTCCAGATACTTCTTATGGACTCAGGAAAACAGATTATTTTTCCGTTGACTCTACTGGTGAATACCATTATACTTCTAAATGGCCTGCACTAGCAAGAATCGTACAGGAGAAATTTTCTGCTATGTCATCTGGTGCCGTTCCTACGTTTATTTACACTGATTCTCTTAAATATGAGCTTCGCAAGCCTGGCAAAGACGCCAGACTTATAAGTGGAGCAAATCTCGAAGCCTCTCTCATATGTAGAGCAGCTTATGGTCCAGTCTTACGATGGGTTGCGGAAACTGAAGAATACAATCAGTACGCAATTGGTTTCAATCCCTATTTAGGTTGGGATTCTTTGATTAAGCGCATGATGCGCGTCGGAGGTAGAAACAGATGGATAGCTGGTGACTACGGAGAGTGGGATAAGAGATTTCAAAAGTTGGTTATGTTTGCAACTTTAAATTCTATTGAAATTCTTTGTGGTGAAGATGGTAGATACGGGAATGAAAATGGACAAGCAATGGCCAGAGTTAGGTATGCCTTTATGGAGTCGTGTTCTGAGTCAATACATATTAGAGGTCCTCTTATAGAGCAATGGGACTTTTCCTGGCCTTCTGGCAATGGATTGACTGCTCTTGTGAATTCAATGGGAAACCATATTATGATGGTGTATGCGGCTATGAAGATCTCGTGTACGCGCAACGGACTTGTTGATTATACGTTGGCCCGCAATGTGGCTGATGTTTTTCATGATGAGGTAGAGGCTAAGTTTATGGGAGACGATAACTTTATGGCAGTCTCTGTGGACTGGGAATGGTTTAACATGGTTAACATTTCCGCTGCGCTTAAAGACTTCGGCGCAATTTACACAGATGCCGATAAAAAATCTGAGTTGGTACCTTTTTTAACTCTTGAAGAATCTTCCTTTCTTAAGCGGAAGAGTGTTTACCACCACGATATCGACACATTTACTGGGGCGTTAGATTTTGATGTTATAACTGATATGTGTAACTTCACAGTGATAGGTAAAGAGCGTGAAGTTATAATTCAACGCGCTGATAATGCTATTATCGAGTTGTCTTTACACGATCGTCAAACGTGGAATGAGTGGTTTCCAAAGATATGCAAGTTTATAGGCCCCATATATAAACCTGTACGAACTTCATACACCGATATGAGGTTTGCCACTCTTGACGGGTCCCTAGCAACGACCGAAAACTTGGCTAATTTAGATATAACTTTCACCCAAATGGCCAACGGAACACCAAACTTGTCTGATCCCGCTACGCAAGCGGGCAGCAATGTTGCTGTTGTCATGCCCAATGATTCGCACAGTTTGGCAGCTAAATTTAGTGATGACACTACAAACATCACTTCAAAGACTGTTCAAGCTGAAAATGCAGTTCCAAATATTTATGGGTCTATGGTTGCTCCTGATTCACAAAACATTATTGAGTTTTTGAAACGTCCTAGTGTTATCAGAGCTAGTACTTTTTCTGCTGCAAACGTTGGCGTTGTTTTTAACACCGACTGTGTCGCCGCGCTTAATTCTCTTAAGATTAATAGGACGTTTGGGTTGTACACCTTTAGAGCTGATATGTTGTTTACTTTACAAGTTAACGCTGATAGGTTTCAAGCCGGAAGATATATTTTGGCATGGGTACCTAACGGTTTTTCTGCTCCTGCTCTGGGTATACTCACAAATGACAGACTTTGGTATAATCAAAAAGTCTGTAATTTGACTACCGTTACGCAGTTGCCTCATGTTGAGTTGGATTTGGCGAAACAAACTTCGGTTACTTTAGAAGTGCCATTTACATCGCCGTTACCTTCTTTTCAAAGACAGCAAACCGTAAATAACTTGACAACTACACCTTTACTCTATGGTAATGGTCAAATTGTCATTTATACCTATTCTCCTTTGTCACCTGGTCTTGGTGGAGCTACTGCTGGCTTTACCTTATTTGGCTCGTTCCAAAATATTATTTTGGGAGCCAGTAGTTCCTCGCAAATGGATGAGTCTGTTAAGGAAGCTAATGCTATGGGGATTGGTCCCATATCGGGCGTCCTTGACAAGGTTACCAGAGCGGCTACAATATTTTCCGAAATACCCCTCATTAGTGGTTTTGCTACGAATGTTGCATGGGCTTCAGACGTTATGTCTAGAAGTGCCAAGATATTCGGTTTTTCAAAGCCTATGAACATGGAAGCGCCAACCCGAATGCGTAACATGATCATGCCATATTCTGCCAATTATGATGTTGCTCATGAGAGTAAGCCCATGGGAGTTTCTTCGCAGAACTCAGTAATTGGACACAATGGCTTTGCCCGTACCAATGTTGATGAAATGAGTGTTGATTTTATTAAGTCGCAATACGCTTATTTCACTACCGTCAACTGGACAACAGTAGCCACTGGTTCTCTTTTGCTTACTATCAATTGTGATGCTGATTTTGGTACCACTTTTGATAAAGGTGTTTGTTACACTCCTGTTTCATTCCTTGCTAAGCATTTTGCTTATTGGAGAGGTGGTTTTAAGTTTAGATTTAAGCTTGTTAAAACAGAATTTCAGCGTGGAAGATTGTTGATTATCTTTTCTGCAGGACAGAATGTGTCAACATCTGTTTCCATTTCTGGTTCTGAATTGGATTATCGTCAGATAGTAGATATTTCCACAACAAGTGAATTTGAGGTATGTGTGCCTTATTTGGTGCCCACACCGTGGACTAAATATGGTGATTCTACCGGGAGGCTTTTCATTTATGTTATGAATCAGCTTACAGTTCCTACCAGTGTCTCAGGCACAGTACCCATTCTTATTGAGGTTAAGGGTGCTGAGGACTTTGATGTTGCTGTACCTGTTGCCTGGGACGTGGAACCATATTGTCCATCAACTATACAAATGGCTGAGCCTTATGTTGTGACACCGTGTTATGACTTAGCGGCCCCTAAAGCCATTTTACAATCTAGTGAAGTTGTTGAAAATACCATTGGTGAAAAGATAATGAGTATAAGACAACTTCTGAAACGGATGCACAAGACTAGGTCGACGTCCACTCCAGCTTGGATTGTCGGTAACGGTGCTTACTTGAACTATCTTCCGTATCTTTG